GGACGCATGCCTCGCCGAGAACCCGCCGAGGGACGGCGGCCTCGTCTACGCGGTCAAGTTCTCCCATGACGGGGCGGTCGGCACGCTGGCGGTCTGCCTGAAGCCGAAGGACGGAGCGCCGCATGTCGAGGTCATCGACTGCCAGTCCATGGCATACGGCCTCGACTGGATAGCCTCATGGCTCATCGAGCGCAGGGACAAGGCGCTCTCGATCGTCGTGGACGGGCAATCCCACAGCGACGAGCTGTGCCGGAGGTTGAAGGAGGGCGGCGTCAAGCGCCGCAAGATACAAACCGTGCGGACGCGCGACCTCATCGCCGCGACATCCGCTTTCTGCAACGCCGTGAGGGAGCGGGGGGTCACCCATTACAGGGACGACGCGCTCACCATATCGGCGACCAAGTGCGTCAGGCGCAGGATAGGGTCTGACGGCGGCTTCGGGTTCTCATCCGTGGAGGATGCCGAGGAGACGCTTATCGAGGCATGCTGCCTCGCCTATTGGACGGCGATAAACGCTAAAACGAACGAGAGAAAGCCGAGGGTTAATGTATGACATTCGATAGGCACTCATGGCAGGGCGGCGCGATCCGCGCGGACGGCTTGACCGATGAAGAGTCCAAGATGATGGAAAGGCTCTGCGCCGACTACGACCGCTACATCTTCGGCAACGAGGAGAAGCTGCGGTTCTACAACGACGAGGTGTCCGTCGACGGATACGACACCCGCGTCCCCAAGGAATTGAGGAAGGTGCGCGTATCCATCGGCGCGTGCGCCAAGGCGGTCAACATGCTCGCCAGGCGCTCCATCTTCGACGGCTTCACCATCGGAGAGTCCAAGACCTCGCTGATGGACGACATCGTGGGTGCCAACTCCTTCGACACCCAGTACGCCATGGCTGTGCCATCGGAACTGACGCACGGCTTCGGCGTTTGGACGGTCTCCCCGGGCGACACCCGCATCGGAGAGCCCAAGGCGGTCGTCAACTACCACGACCCGCTGGAGTGCGCCGTCGTTTGGGACTACCGCCGCCGCAGGGTGAAGTACGGTATGGTCATCGAGGACGTGGAGAGGGTGAAGCCCCACAGCCCCTTGGAACCTGTGTTCATCGTATTGCATACCGACCACGACGTTGTGGAGATCTCCCGCGACGCCAACTCCGAGAACTGGACGGCGGTGCACAAGCCGCACGCCATGGGGCAGCCCATGATGGTGGCGATGCGCTACCAGCCGACCAAGGCGCAGCCGTTGGGCAAGAGCCGCGTGTCCAAGACGATGCGCAGCCTCACCATCCAGATGATGCTCGCCACCTACAACATGATGGCGCACGACCAGTACTGCTCCATCCCGCAGAAGTGGATACTCGGACTCTCCGAGGAGCAGCTGGATGCTCTGATGGGCCGCGAGGAATTGGCGAGCGCCAAGTCCATGTTCCTGGCCACCGTCAACGACGAGGGCACCATCCCCACGGCTGGCGCATGGCAGTCCTCGGGCGTGATCGAGCACACCCAGGTCTTGGAGAACATCGCGCAGCGCATGGCGAGCGAGTCCGACCTGCCCCTCTCCGCGTTCGGGGTCTTGGGCAGCAACTACACCTCCTCCGACGCGCTTAACGCCGCATCGCACGACCTCGTCATCCTCGCGGAGGCTCTGAACCGCACCAACAAGGAGGCGCTGACGCTCGTGGCGAAGATGGCGCTCTGCGTGGCGCAGGACAAGCCGTGGAGCGACCTCACCGAGGAGGAGCAGGCGGTCACCGTCCACTTCCGCGACCCGTCCATGCTGTCCGCCTCCCAAGTGGCGGATGCCATGCTGAAGATCTGCACGACCGTCCCCGGCTTCGCTGGAACCGACGTGTACTGGGAGCGCTTGGGCTTCGATGAGGACGAGCGCCGCAGGGTCAAGGCGGAATTGGCGGAGAACCAGCAGCTGGCAATCGCGGCTAGCGTGTTCGCATGATAAGGACGGAGAAGCAGATCGACGGCATCAGGAACGCCATCGAGAAGCTGGACAAGGACGCGCAGGAGAGGGTCTGGGAGGTCGTCAACCGCGTCGGCGTGGACGACTACATGGCGCTGCGCGACGCGCTCATGGCGGAGGTCATGCCCGTCATGGAGATGGCATCGCAGCTCGCCGCCGAGTTGAGCGCATCGGTGTACAACTCATGGCGCTACATCGACCTCGGCGAGACCATCGAGACGCTGCCCTTCGCAACCTACACGCCCGAGAAGGGCGAGGCTGTGGTCAACACGGCGACGAAGTACGCCAAGGAGGGCAGGGAGCCGCAGCACATCGTCTCCGCCATCATGTCGCGCATCGAGTACGACACGGTCGGCTCATACTCGCTCACCATGCTGAAGAACGCGGCACGCGACCCCAAGAAGCCGAAGTACGCGAGGGTTCCCGCGAACAGCGAGGCATGCGATTTCTGCATGATGCTCGCATCGAGGGGCTTCGCCTACGCGACGGGCAAGAGCGGCGAGAAGGTGCACAACCACAACGGCTGCAAGTGCGTCTACGTCTGCTCATGGGACAAGGACGCGAGGGCGCAAGGATACGACGAGGACGAGTGGTACGACCGCTGGCAGGATGCCGTGGATGCCGAAGCCAGGGAACGCGCCGAGAAGGACCCCGACACGACCATAAACGAGCAGCGCGAGCAGATAATGCAGCGCTACGAGAGAGCAGCGGCGAAAGCCCGCAAACGATGATTAGACCCCGCCTCGGCGGGGTTTTCTCATATATGCACACCCTAACCGCCGAAATGGCAGGAAGGAGCCGAAATGGCAGAAGAACAGGCTCAAACGCCCGAAACGGTGCAGGAGCAACCGCAGGAACCCGACTACAAGGCCCTGTACGAGCAGGCGCAAGCCGACGTCGACAAGTGGAAGGCACTCTCCCGCAAGAACGAGGCACGCGCCAAGGCCGCAGCGGAGGACAGGAGCAGCAACGCTGAAATAGCGGCTCTCCAGGACGAGCTGGCGGCCATCAAGCACGAGAGGCAGCGCGACATGTGGGTGTCGCAGGCCATCAAGGACAACGGCCTCGACATCAAGGACGCACCGCTCATCATCGCCGACAACGAGGTCGACGTGGTGGCGAAGGCGCAGGCATTGAAGGCTCGCCTCGACAGTGCTCCGAAGTTCTCGCCCTACAAGGACAGCGGCGAGAGCAAGAAGTCAGAGAAGACTCCCGAACAGGAGTTCGCGGAGTTCATGAAAGGAATGTAGAATGGCAATCACCACTTCTTCCATCGCCCTCCCGGCACGCGTTTCCGAGAAGATCATCGCCAACGCCCTGGAGGAATCGGCGGTTCTCCGCCTCGTCGACAACAAGATCCGCATCAAGCATGAGGGCGAGGCCATCCCCGTCATCGCTGGCGACCCGACGGCCTACGTGGTCGGCGAGGGTCAGGTCAAGACCAACAGCGACAGCTCGCTGGCGACCGTCACAATGAAGCCCAAGACCTTCGCGGTCATCGAGGCTTTCTCCAACCAGTTCCGCGACGACAACGAGGCCCTGTACCAGGAACTCGTCGCCCGTCTGCCCCGCGTCATCGCCCAGAAGTTCGATGACGAGGTGTTCCATGGCACGACCAGCGCCAACTTCCACACCCTCGGAGCCGTCTCCACGGTCTCCCTGTCCGCAGCCAACACGACAACGTGGGACCAGATCATCGCTTGCCGTTCCGCCGTCGAGGGCGCTAACGGCGAGCTGACCGCATGGGCCATGGCCAACCAGGGCATCACCGCCCTCCTCGGCGCAGTCGATGGCAACAGCCGTCCGCTGTTCGTGCAGGACACCGCAATCGGCGGCATCGGCGCAATCGCCGGCTCGCCCGTCGTCAAGGCCAAGGCAGCCTATAAGGCTGGCGCTTCCTCCAACCCGGACATCATCGGCTACGCAGGCGACTGGAGCAACGCGGTCGTCGGCATCGCTCGCGACGTCAACATCGCCATCAGCGACGAGGCGACCCTCACGGTCACGGGCGGCACGCTCAACCTGTTCGAGTCCAACATGTTCGCGGTGCGCTGCGAGTTCACGCTCGGCTTCATCACGGGCTTCGCTTCCAGCAACGTCCCGACCCAGTTCGTGGCCATCACCGAGTAATCGAGGCAGCCTAAGATGACCGCCTACGCTACCGTAAGCGATCTTCAGGCTGGCTGGCGCGACCTCACGCCGAAGGAGCAGGAGATCGCGGGTGTCCTCCTGGACAGGGCATCCGCGCTCCTCTCCCGGGAGATAGGCGACGTCGAACTCGATGACGTGCAAATCGAAATCGCGCAGTACATCGTGTGCGACATGGTGCGCTACTCGTTCATCGGAGCGTCAATCGGCGCGGCACCGACGCTGGAGGACAGCCCGTCGGTGTCCGCCTGGCTCCCCGACATGGAGGGCGGCTCCCTCATGGTGACAGACCGTCACATGCGCATGCTCGGACTCGGAAGGTCGCGGGCAGGCTTCACGGTG